GCGCGCCGCCCTCGCCTCAGCAGGTGATTGTGCGGTCGCGTCCACGACCGCCGTTGCGGCCGCGTAAGTCTGCTGCTTGCTGCCCTTGTGGTCGGGCGCAGTGCTTTGAGCGCCCGTCTCCAACGGTTTCTGAGCCGCCACCGCTTCTGCACCCTTCTCCATGGCGGAGGATTGGCTATCGGCGGTGTGCGCTTCCCCGGCGATCTCGATACGATTGCCCTCACCTCTGGCGAGGTTCCGCTCACTGCTGTCGATGACCTCTCGCACGGAGGCGTGGAAGCCCAGGGCCGCCACTTCCGGGAGCTCCCACCGCGCCATCTGCGCTGCTTCGAGCGTGGGAAACCGGAGCTTGCCTCCATCGTCCAGACGCACCTCGTATTCATTCCCCACCTTCACCATCGGTGGCAGCACCCCCAGCGCCTCCAGACGAGCGTTCGCCATGTTTGCGCGCTGCTCACCAGATTGCCGGGCAGCCGCAGCAGCATCGCGCTGTGTCTGCAGCTTGGCACCATCCATCTCCACACGCCCCGCCTTCCACTCCGCCCGCATCAGGTCCTGCGCCTTCCGCCAGTCGCCAGACTTGGCAGCGTTGGATATCTCCACCGCTGCAGCCTCAGACAATCCGGCGGATTGCAACGCCAGCGGATCCGATGCCAGCGATCTCCCGTGAGAGAAGTCGATGATGCTGGCCCCGCCATTCATCACCAGCACCATCGGCACCACAGCACGGAAGATCTCACCTGAGTTCCTCTTCAGGTCTCCCACCACCCGCTGCCAGGGCACTTCCGGAATGTCCATCTGCAAGGCTCTGGCAAGTTCCATCGCCAGATAGGGCATCACGGCTTGCGCGTACTCTTCCCCCATCTCCATCGTCACACCTGAAACCTGCCCCCCGGCGAACTTCCGCAGCAGTCCGCCCAGGGTGACAGAGGGCAGCCGTGCCGCGCCGATGAACTTCGTCAACGTGCCCCCAACCGCCCTGTTGACGATGGTCTCGATCAGGGCTTGCGCTGGAGCTGCAAAGGAGGCGAGATCCTGGGCCGTCTCATCAGACATGCCGGGAAATTCACGGCGCAGTTTTTGATAGTTGTCCTCCTCGAACTGTCCTGTCGTCAGAAAGAATCCACCAGGGACAAAGGAACCAACTGTCATTGGCGCTGACCGTGCGGCACTGTAGATCCCACGAGGCCAGGCGCTGGTGCTTGTCGCCGGATCAATGCCAAAGATCCTTCCTGTCTGCAAATCGTAGCCGCCCTCAGCAACCTCTTTGATGTCGGAGCGCAACTGCAAGATGTCCCGCAGCTTGACCACCGCTGCAGTGGCAAGAGCCTTCTCAGATTCGCTCACCTGACGCTTGGGCAACCGTGCTGGGTCGGACGCGTCTCCCTCCGCAGGGCCGAACTGCACCAGCGTCTTGCGGAGAATCGCCTCGCCGATGGTACCAATGGCATCCCGCTCGCTGGCAATGGGAGCATCTCCCGGGAACAGGCCGCTTTTGAGCTCATCATTGATCAGCATCAGCTCTTTTCGAACCGTCGCAGAGGAACCATCCGTCAGGAAATCAGCGGTGCCCCGGGCGATGTTCTCCCCAAGTATCTGGAGCGGATCCTTCCCGCTGGCGTCGCTCGCGCCAGTGATGCCGATGGCCTTGATCACCATTTTGCGATCTTTGGCCGGCACTTGGATCAGGCTCGTGGCAATGTCCCACATCGTCTGGTCCGTTTTTCCCTCGACCCCCATGATGGCCTTCGCCTGCTGCGCGGAGCGATCAATGAGGGCACGGTATGGGGCCACCTGCTCAGCTGCTGCACGTGACGTCGTTGCGTACTGCCACAGGTACACGTCCTTGTTCGCCACGTCGAATCCCGGCTTGCCCTGCATCTCCTGGAGGGATCTGGCAAAGCTGTACACCCACGGCTCCCCCCGCACGCCGCCCTCATACGCCTTGTTAAGCCAGCCACTCTGGGGATCCTCAGGAAGCCCGAGCAGCATCTCCATCTCCTCCCGCGACTTCTTCTTCCGGCCCACGATCTCGTTGAAGAACGGCTCAATGCCCACGCCCACCTCGTTCTTTCCCAGAACCTGGTTGGCATACAGCGGCTGGTACAGGTTCTCGAAATGGGTCGAGATCTCCATGGCATCAATGCCAGTATCCTGCGCCACGGAGGCCACGCTGATAAACCGCTTCCGGTCCGCCTGGAGCGTCTCGGGTGTGGAGAACGTGAAGGCGCGGTCAACCTCCGCGCGCTTCTCCTCGTCCAGCGTCTGCATCCAGCCGTCCCAGTCCGTGGCGGCTTTTTCCACATCCATCCACGGAGCGGGGAGGGGGGCTTCGAGAGAGTAGTAAGGCATGCGCTAGATCATTTGGCGGTTTCAAATCCAATCACACCCACGCCATCCTTGGCGTTGGGCCCCGCCGGGGAATACAGATCCCACCTTCCCCTCAGTGGGGACAGGCCTTGCTTGGGGGCCTGGCGGTCCGTGACGGTACGGTCCATCCACCTCCCGGACACAGTGCTCCCGTCAGACAGCTTCAGCTTCACCGTCTCACCCGGGGAGACCCCGGCTTTGCGAAGCTGCTTCTCCACATCCGGAGACACGGCAAAGTCGCTTTCACGCAGCTTGTATGGGGACTCCTCCCCGCGCCTGATCTTCGCCTCTTCAGCGTCTGGAACAAAGGCCCCGATGCCAGCCAGGGAGGCCGAATCTTTCCAAATGTCAGAAGGATAACCGTAGGATGTGATGCGGTGACTGGACCGCACGTCCACCGATGCCGTTTTCCCCCGGGCAGCCACCCCCTGCAGGGCCTTGTTCACCAGCTCGCCCTGCTTCAGGATTATTTCCTCCCTTCGTGGAAACACCCCTTTGTTTTTGCGAACCTCCTCCGCAGCCCAATCGTTCAGACCAGAGATCACCTCGGCCACATCCATCACTGCCTCACGTGCCTTCTCGGGATCGGCAAACTCCCCGTCCTCATTGGAGGTCGCCGCCCTGGCAAACAAATCATAGGCCCACGAAGACAGCCCGGCCTTGCCCGCCGCAATCTTGTCAAGCCGCGTGGAGGCCGCCAGCTTGAACTCCCGGAACGCCGCCGCGTGATCCTGGGCCACATCCTTCCCATCGCCCCACAGTGACTTTTTGCTCCCCTGCATCAGGGTCTTGATCTCCTCTGCCTTCTCCTTGCCGATGCCAAATGCCACCATCTTCGCCGGATCCTGAAGGGCCATCTTGAGGTCTTCATTCCAGACCCGCTGGATCCCCGCCTTGGAGAAGAGCTCTCTCACCTCACTCCGGGCCGCTGCCAGCATCTGGTTCTCAGAGACGCCCCCTTCCCCGCGCGAGGTCACCTCATTCAGCACGGCGTTGAACTGGGTCGCCTGGGCCCGGTCGGGGTTCATGAAAATCATCTGGCTGACCAGTTCACGAAGCTTCTCCTTCTTCGGATCGTTGTACCTGTCGTACAACTGGGTCTGATCGATAAACTTGCTCCACTCACCAGGCAGAGGGTGATCCTCACGCTTCACCGCCTCCATCAGAGGGGCCGCGCGCTCGTAACTGAGCTGTTCAGACTTCACCAGATCCTCAATCTGAGACGGCACAATCTTCTCACCAGAAGCCATGCGGAAGGCAATCTTCCCCAGCGTGTCGCGCTCCTTGTCAGCGAAGTTCTGTTCCCGCACCGCCTGCGCCTCCTTTCTGGCCCGCGTTCCCTTCAGCCGTAGATCCTCCTGGGTCCATCCTGCAGCCTCGCCCCGCTTGAGCGCAGCGGAAATCATCGTTTCATCACCCATCAGCACCCCCGTCCCGAGATCGGCGGACGCCTTGTCCTGCTCCTTCACGCGCATGTACTCCCTGTCGCGCAGGATCAACTGCGTTGCGACGCCCGTCGAGAAATCGCCGTTGGCCGCCTGCTCAGTGCGCTTGCGGATCACCTCGTTGACATCCCCCGCTTCGCGAGATTCCAGCGCAGACGCCTCCCGCATGTCACCATTCTCCTTGTGAATCGCCTCCGAGCTTTCAAAGAGCAACCGGCCATTCGTCGCGGCATCAAAACCATCCAGGTCCGCGACGATGGCTTCTCGCGCGTACTGGGACATGTTCTTGTCCGCCCCAAACCGCTGGCGCAACGCCTCCGCCCGCTTGGTCCAATCGGCATTCCAGGTTCGAGGATTTGCCTTGTCCCGCTCTGCAAGGTGCGTCATGTACTCCGCCTGCATTACGGACTTGGCCTTGCCGATGTCATTCTGATTGATGGCATCCTGTCTGCGTTCCGCGTACTTCTGGGCAACTTCGCCCACACTGGTGATCCCCGCCGCCAACGCCTGGTAACCCTTGTCCAGCCCGGCGAACATCTGGGGGTCGAGCGTGGGCTGCATGGCGGCTTTCGCCAGATCCGCCTGGCCGTCAGCAATGCGGTTGATCCCCGCGATGATGCCTCGAAAATCGGCGCGCGGTCTGCGCTCCGTGTCCATGGGCATCTGCGGAATGTTGCCCGTTTTGATGGTCTGACCACCGTTGAAGAGAGGTATTTCAGGCATAATCAAGCGAAGCCCGGCGGGCGTTGAGAGGTGGAGTTAGCTTTGCCACCCCAACTGCTGCTAGGGCCTACATGCTGCCAGTTGGCCCAACTGCTCCCGACGCTGCCGGCCGTCTGGAATAGCGAGCCCCAGCCGGAGAGCTGCGAGCCTTTGGCATCGGCATAGCCGGACACGCGTGCGATTTCAGCGCGCTTCTGGTCCATGAGATACTGGGACTTTCCCGTGGCCTCTTGGAGCGCCGCGGATGAACGGGTGAGCCTGGCCTCTGCCAGCCCCGTGGCAAGGTCCATAGAGGCACCAGCACGCGCCATCTCGGCCCCGAAGTCCTCGAGAGCCGCTTTGGCAAAGGACTGCCGGTAGCCAATGTCGCTCATGCGGTGCTGCTCTTCGGCGGCAATCTCTGCGTCTTGGGCAGCCTTGACGTCTGTCTCCATGAGGCTTCCGGCATCAAGCTGGCCGCCGCTCTTTCCCTGGGAGGCGCGAATAACAGCCCTCTTCTGGTCGGCGTCCATGTTGCCTCGACGAATGTTCTCCCGGTCCACGCTGGCCTGTGCGAGCGCCACGTTGCGCTCGTTTTGCGCATTGTTGTTGCGCGCCTGGGCCTCGTTCTCTGCGAGACGCGCATTGATCTCCGCCTCTGCCTTTTGAAAGCGCGCCTGCTGCTCAATCTGCTTGACCTGAACGGTGTTGCTCATGAGCTGCATCTTCGCGTTGCGCTGCTGCATCGCGTAGTTGTAGTTCGCGATGTTCTTCTGCGTGGCCGCGCTCTGGAACGAATTGTACGCGCTGATCCCGCCGCCAATGGCGGTGGCGATGGCAGAGTACATCATGACGGTTGCGGCTGTAGTTCCTAAAACCATGGCTATGATGTGGAGGTGATGACGGATACAAGCTTCTCTGGGAACACGTGAAACCCATCCTCCTTCAGGAAGGCTGCGATTGAAGGGTAGGTGTGCGCCCAGATCTGACCAAAATCACGCGATCTGGCGAGTTGCCTTGCAAAGCCCACCAGATGTCTGAATGCCTCCTTGCTCTGGATGGCAGTCTGCCCAGGTCGCGTGACGGCGAACTCCATAAAGGCCATGCCAATGCCATAGGAGAAGTAGAGCCAGATGGCAGCCACCGCCTCGCCATCGCGCTCAATGATGAAACCATCCGGCGGCAGCAGATTCTCAAGAAACTGCCCCCGACCACGTTCACCCCACCAGGCATCCACCATCTGGTAGTCCCCCAGCTTCTCGCCGTATCGTCTGATCTGGTAAAGAGGTTCGTTCAAAAAAGTAAAAAGTTACAAGTCAAAAGTCAAAAGTGACGCCGCCCACCCGCAAATCCCAAACTCCATCACTCCGCCCCAAGCACTAAGCACTAAGCACTAAGCACTAAGCACCAAGCACCAAGCACCAAGCACTACGAACTAAGCACCAGAAACATCAAACTCCGGCACCACCGCCAGCACATGAAACGGCAACGGCAGGCGCTGGCGCAGCGTGATGTCCAGCCCGCCGCGGTGCGTGCTCTTCATGAGCAGCTCGCGATCGCCCGAGTACAGGGGCTGTTGCGTATTCAGCGGCGTGTCAACCGTGCGGTTGATCATTTCATAGAACTCCCGGTCCGGCGCATCCGCATACTCGCCACCCAGCGTCTTGTGCAGGCGCACCGTCGCCTTGTTCGTCTTCCACTTCCGGCCCTGGGCCGTGCCATCCGGCAGGGGCACATCCGTCTTCGTCGGTTGCAGGCGCACCGTATAGGGCAGGCCCACCACCACCGTGCTGGCCGGCCGCTCTAGGTAGAGGGCCCCGTCATTCACCGTGCGCACGGGGTGCACCCGCCCGTCTGCCAGCACCGTCACGTTCCGCCGCTCCAGATGCTCCAGCCCCGTCACCACACTGGCCGCGGGCTCCAGGGTGATCACCTTCGCCGCATCCACATAGATCATGTGCGCGATGTCGCCGGAGTCGATCTTCGCCCACTTCGCCGGGTCCAGCCGCTCAATGTACCGGCGCGTCTGCGCCACGCCAGAGGCATCCACAATGTGCCGGCGCACCGCCACCCAGATCTCATCCGCCAGCCCCGGCGCGCTGTAGATCACCGCCACCGATTCCACCTGGCCATCTGTCAGATGCCGTGACCAACCCACCACCGACTGGTCCCGCTCAAACGTCATGGAAAGCAACTGCCCCGTGCCCGTCACCACCCACACCACCGGATCCGGGTTCGTGGCAAAGGCCATCTGCACCACCCCGCCCGCCGTGATGTGCTCCGCCAGCAGCGTCAGGTCCGGCGCCGTGTAGCCATCCCGCTCAAACTGGTACACAAACTCCCGCAACCGCAACCTTCCCCGCTGCACAAACATGACCGCGTCATTGCAGATGAGCGCCCCGATGTACGCCGAGCCGTAGCCAGACTGCCGCTTGATGCTCACCGTCGTGGCCGAGATGGGGAACTCATCGCTTCCTCGAACCACCCACTCATCCCCCTGCGTACCCACCAGCAGCTCGCTCATGGATGCCAGCCACACGATCGAGTTCCCCCGGCTGGAGCCCAGCACATGGGCAAAGGCCCCATCCGCCAGCGTCGAGCGGCGGAAGTTCTCAAAGTCCCCCAGCAGGGATCCCCAGATCGTCAGCGGCTGCTTGTCCGTCCCGGCAAAGATCACCCGCTGCTCATGAATCGCCACCGTGCGCGGGTGCCCCTGGTAGTCGCTCCACGCCCCCTCCGTCCAGGTCGTCACCGCCGTGGTCGCGTGCAACGTCTGGATCACATCCACCGTCACCTGCGTGGCACTCGTGTAGCCCGTCACCTTCACCAGGCCATAGATGCGGGAGTCCGCCGCCTCCAGCACCGCCCGCGGCGGGCTGCTGCCCTCCGCCGCCGTCTCCGTGTAGTTAAACCGCAGCGCCGCCTCGTCCAGTTGCTCGCCAGAGACCTGCACGTTGCGGTCATTCTTGCTCGACCACGTGCGCACCACCTCCCACACGCCCAGCTCATTCTTGCGCTCCAGATTCAGCGTGCCGTTCCACGTGCCGTAGGTGAACACATCATACTTCCCCAGGATGCGGATCTCACTGCCCGTCGCCGTCGCCGTCAGCGCCAGCTCCGTGAAGGCCCCGCTGCGCCGGTGGGCTATCTGGAAATAACCCCCCACATGCCCCGCATTGAACAAAGCCGTGGACGCCGTCAGCGTCAGCCCCGTGCCCGTCGTCGCAGAGCAGGCCAGCGTCGTCGCCGTCACATTCTCCACCAGCAGCGCCGGGTACTTCCACGGCACCGTCGTCAGCGTCCAGGAGTCATCCGCCAGGCGCGTCAGCTTCTGCGCCGGCTGATGCCCGTCCACCAGGTACATCACGTCATTCGCCTGCGCATACTGGATGCTGAAAAGATCCTCCTCCGTATAGGGCGAGGCGATCTCCAGCGGCACCGCCGGATTCCCCGGCGTGGGGATCTGCACCCCGTTGCTCCAGAACCGCACATACAAGTGCCCAAACTCCAGCACAAAATTCGTCGTCGCAGAAAAGATGAACTCAATGAGCCGCACCTTCCGCCCGTGATCCTTCACTGCCCCCATCCACTCCATCCCCGCCCGGCCAAACGCCCCACCATAGATCTTCGGCACACAGTTCTCCATGATCCGCGCCGCATTCTGGTACTTCTCAATGTCCATCCGGGCATCGAGCAGCGGAGAAATCTCTCCCGCGTTAAAGGCAGCGATCAGGCGGCGTGGCATGCTGTGTTAAAATGGAAGCCCTGGGCTCCGGTGATGAAGTTGAGATGTGCCGCAAGCGGCACGTTGAGACGCGTTGCTGGTTGAGACGCTTCGCTGGTTTAGGCAATACAGCTTCTCACCGGGAAGAAGCCCGCAGGATCAGGGCTGAGAGAAACCACTGATGTTCACTAACGAAACACTAATAGTACTGAACAAACACGGCTTGCCTCCCTATTCGGTCCCAACCACGTCCGTCATTCGAAGCCAAACCCAATTCCGTTAATTCTGTTAATTCTGTCTAAACCTTCCCCATCAGTGTTCCATCAGTGCCCATAAGTGGTTCCTGTTCCCATCCTGTTAATCCTTAAAAATCCTGTTAATCCTGTCCTAAAAAGCCCCCGCCCTCGCGCTGAGTGTCCGCGATCCGCGTGTCGGCGGCACCACCCGCGCCCGGTTCTCCACCGCATCCGTCCAGCCCGCATCGCGCAGGCTGCGCTCGAACATCTGCAGCAGCGCCCCCTTCTCGCTGTTCGAGTTGGTAATTTCCTTGCACAGCGCCGCCGCCAGCTTGTACGCCAGGGCATCGCAGAAGAGCACATCATACAGAGACGCATCCGTCACCCGCTTCGTGTACACCAGCCAGCCCTCACCCGCATCCGTCAGCAGGCGACCGCCCTCCAGCTCATAGTGATCATCGTGATCCACGCCCGACTCCACCCCGTTGAACTCCAGCACCCGCAGGCAGTCCGCCGGCATCGCATACTGAAAAGCCCAGCCAAACGCCGGCTTCTGCACCAGCCTCGTCAGCAGCGTACGCGCCCGCGCAAAGTTCCACCGGTGCAGCCGCAACAGACTGTCCCGCTCATGGTCATAGTGCGTGCGGCACTTCTCCGCCGCCACCGACACCTCGTGAAAGTCCGAGATCCGCGCATCACCCAGATGCGCCAGCGCTTTGTTACAGATTTCTGTGGAGGTCATGGGGGTTTTATTTGGAGGTCAGGGGTGGGGTGGGACCGCAGCGCAGTGAAAAGTTGAGAGTAAAAAGTGAAAAATACTGAGCACCGCGACGGCACCTCATGCATTTCCTAGAACTACAAAGATGCAGCGGGACAGGGAGAGAAGTGAACTCCGGCCAAGGCACCCTCAGGACCTAAACCAGGGCGTAGCCCGCCTAAACCAGCGGAGCGCCTAAACCAGGCGCTTGCGCCGTCTCAACCGGCAGCCCCACTTTTCACTTACCACTTTTTACTTTTCACTACTCCCTCCCCGCCCGCCGCACCCAGCACTAACTCACCGCCCGATACGCCACCTCCACAGCAACCACGTCCCCCGCATTCCCCGCCGCCGTCACCGTCCCGATGAGCAGCTGCAGCGCAGAGTCCGGCGTCAGCACCGTGTTGACGGCCGCGGTCGTGCGGGCCAGGACGATCGTGGCAGAGGTGCCCGTGTTCAGCGTCGCACTGGCGCTCTCATCCACCGCAGCGGCCGTGCCCAGCACGCTCTGCAGCTTGAACGCCGTATTGATTGCCGTACCGCCCCCCGCCGTCACGCGGGTCAGACGCGACAGCTCCGGGATCACCACCGCCCCGTCCATCTGGAGCGAGCCCAGCTTCAGGATGTCATTGGCCAGCAGCACCGCAGACAGCGTGATGTTGAACTTCGCAAAACGCACCGTCTGTTGCAAGAGCCGGGCATTGGGATGGGATTCACGGGACACCGCCCGGGAGTCCTGCGCCGCAGCCTCAGCAGATTTATAAGTAGTTGGCATGGTATTTCGTTATTTTGAAGATTGTTTCCTTTAACTCTGTGAATCAGTCGCACCGGCGACCCAGTGAAAAGTGGTAAGTAAAAAGTGAAAAGTAAGGGAGCCAGTCAGAGACGCCAGACCCCAGACCTGAGCCGCCCCGCGACCCAAAACTCCAAAAGCCCAGCGCCCGCATTTCCTAAACCAGGGCGTAGCCCGCCTAAACCAGCGGAGACCCAAACCCGAGTCTCCGCCTGTGTAGACCAACCACCCCAGCGAAGCGCCTCAACCAGCGCAGCGCCTAAACGTGCCGCTTGCGGCACATCTCAACCAGCGCAGCGTCTCAACCCCACCCCCTCCATCTCACGCACCGTCCAAGCCACCCTTACGGGCTCTCATCACAATACACCTCCCCTACCTTCTCCTCATACCGGCGCATCACGCCGTAGTCGGCATAGGCGCTGACCTGGATGGCGTGGTCCTTCTCCGGCAGGCGGTCCACCATGATCTGCATGTTCTCCGGCACCACCACCATGCCCTCGCGCGCCCAGGCCACACAGGTGCGCACATCCGTGGCCCCGTCCAGCGTCAGGCGGTTGGACATCACGATGTGGAAGCCAAACAGCTTCTGCGACTCGTCCGCCAGGAACGGCTTCATCATCTGCGCCCACACGTCATTGGGCGAGGCCGCCACATACGCATACAGATCCTGCTTCTGCTTCGGCCCGATCGCCAGGTACACCTGGCTCGCGCCCTCACCCTGCAGGAACACATCCTGCGTCTCGAACTTGCGCGCCAGCTCGATGAGCTTCCACGGCGTCAGGCCCGAGTTCGCCGGCGTGTCACCCGGCTTCACATAGTTCACCGCCACCTGGCGGCTCCCCGTGAGCGTGATCGGCGTCACATACGGCTCCGCACCGCCATACACCGTCGCGCTCACCCCCTGGGCGATCATCTCGTCCACCTTGCGGTTCCAGCTCATGCGCATCGCCTGCTCGATCTCCGAGCCCGGCGTCGTGAGCTGCGCCACGATGTACTCCGCGTCCTTGCGGTCGCTGATGTGCTGGCAGGCAAAGTCACGCTTCGTCAGCTTGCGCTTGTACCCCTGGATCTCCTGGGGAAGCGAGTCCCCCAGCCGGTTCAGACGTTCACGCCACACCAGGGTGGAAAGGTCGCGATAGACCTTCTCCTTCCCCTGGAACTCGTCGATCGTCACCTTGTCGCGCAGCTTCGAGACCTGCTGCTGGACCACATGGCCCCAGCGGGTTTCAAAAGAGCGCACTGCGAATTCTGGAATGTCCAATGCCGTCGGCATCTGATTTGTAAGTTTGGATTGGGAAGTTCACTGCTTCTTCCGTCCGCATCGAGAATCCGCCGCGCGGGTCGAGCTTCTGACGGTCCCCGGCGGAGAATCCTCATCGGGTCTACCAAGGATAACCAAAGGTGCGCTAAGCTCGCTTCCCAATCAAGGGGGAATTGGAGTTTTCAGTTTCAAGTTTTCCGTCAGCCGGAGGAAACCAGCCCAACCACAGAGGGCACAGAGTAAACATCTCGTCTTCACACCCCCTCAGCCCCAACAGCGCCTCAACCCATTCAAAAAATGGTGGGACTCCCGCACCGACGTTGGAGTTCCGCATTGATGCGGTCACGCCTCTACCGTCCCATCATCAACAGATCATGAGCAAACCATGAACAGAGCCAAGCATTCCCCAAACCCCCAATCGACGCCCGCAGCAGGGTTGGAGTACCGCATTCATGCGGCTCAGGAAACTATTCATCCATCACCACCTCCTAACCAATCAACCTCCACCGCACCCACCTCCCCTAAACCAGGGCGAAGCCCGCCTAAACCAGCGCAGCGCCTCAACCAGGCGCCGCCCCGGCGGCACCATCTCAATCAGCAACCCGTCTCAACCAGGCGCAGCCGTCTCCCCGAACCCGGAGGGTTCACCATGAATAGCCACGGGTCGACCGAGTTTAACGAGGGCTACCCGTGGACAACCACCCCACCACGCTACCGCGGAGCGGTAGGCCCATTGCATGGCACACCCCACACCCCCTCCCTCTGGCGCACTGACGCACTGGATCCCACCCCCACCTCCCCAATTACAGGGCGAAGCCCGTCTCAACCAGCAACGCGTCTCAACAGGCCGCTTGCGGCCCCTAACCGCTCACAAACTCCCATCCTCCAAAACTCCAACCAAATGCCTCAACCCCGCCGGAATCGCATTCCCCTGATACCCCGAACTTCCCGCCGGCTTCTGGATCGAGACCTCCATCATCTCCCCCTCCTTGAGCTGCACGTCGATCCGCCACTCCTGACCGCTGTACACCGGCGAGCGCAACGCCAGCTCCTCATTCAGGGCATGCAGAAACAACTCCCCCCGCGCCTCGCCCAGCATCTCCCGCACCTCTCCACGCAGAGCTTCCCGCGCCGGCGCAAACTCCCCGCCCACATCCCCCGGCAGCCTCAGCTCCACCTTCTCATCCGTTTGCGAAAGGATCTGCACCTTGCTGCGCTCCAGTCCACGCAGCGCCTGCAGATGCCGGTCCAGCGTTTCCTTTAACCCGACCGCCTCCTCCTTGCTCAGCCGCAGCACCTTCTTCGCCTGGTCCGTCACGTCAAAGTGCTCGCCATAGTCCCCCAGGCTCCAGGAGTAGAGTTTCACCACCTCCCGCGGCAGCCACACCTGCGGCGACTTCGCGATCACCTCCGGGTGAAAAAACGGCGATCGCACCGCCGCCTTCCCCTCCCCTTCTTTCGGCGTCACCTCATCCTCCGCTGCCGTCCCCGCCCCCGCCTTCACCTTCGCGCGACCTTTGGCCTCCACCCGGCTCACATCCGCCTTCGCCACCTCCGCCCTCCCCTCACGCACCAGCACAGAGATGCCATAACCCACCCCCACACCCAGGATCAACAGCCCCAAAGAACTCAGCCACCGCTGCAGAACACCTCGCCCAGGCTCTGGCGCAGAAGAAGTCGCGAATCGATTCGTGCTCATAGATAAAAGTCTTCTTGGGTTCAAGCTTCAACTCAGGGCACAGAGCCAGAACCCTGCTCCGGCAACTGCGAGAGGATCCTCCCCAGCGGGCTCGATGGCGCGATCGAACGCCTCTGCATGCCCAGACTCGTGCCCTGCGCCGTCGGGGAGATCTCCACCCCGTCCTCCGTGACCGCGACCCGATAACTCGCGTTGCCATACAGGAACGCCAGATCCCGGTGCGCCAGCGCCCGGTAAACATGTGCCCGCTCCGCCGGCAGCACCTGTTGAAGCCGCGCCTCCAGCTCCGCCGACAGTTGTTTCATCGTTGCCGGGTCCACCGTGAGCAACCATTTCACCTGGCCCTCCGTCTGCCCCTCCTCCGGCGGCAGACGCACCGCCCCCCTCGCCACCACCCCGGCCCAGGTCTGCAGCGCCTCATGCAGCGCGCCAATCAGCGCCCCCTTCATCTCCGGCGCCAGCCTCAGCGCCTGGTAGCCCGCCGTACGAGCCTGCTCCAGAAACTCCGCCTCCGTCTTGCCCAGGCGCGTGATCATCATCGCGCCCGGATCCGTCTCCTGCACCAGCGCCACCGGCACCTCCAGCCACTCCGCCGCATCCGGATACGCCTCCAGCAGAGGCCCCACCTGCCGCACCACCTCCCTCACCTCATCTCCAGCAGCACCAGCCCCCGCCACCACCTGCCTCACCCCAAACTCCCGCGGCCTCACCGACACCTCACCACCCACCTCCGCCGAACCCGACCCCGGTAGAAACCACCACAGACCACCCACCACCCCCAGCACAAAGGCAGCAACGGGCACCACAATAGATCGAGCACGGGAATCGACAGACATAAGGGGAAGAAAGGCAGGAGCAAACCACCAGCACCACCTCCCCATGCAGGGTCAGTCATTCAAAAAAAGAGAAGGCCCGCTGGTTTTTCACCAACGAACCTCCCACCCCTATCCCAACCCACCAACCCTGTCAACGCCCCACAAAAAAGCCCTGCCCACAGCCCCACGACCTACCGATCGCAAAACCATGAACAGGGCCAAACCCCTCCCAAACTCCCACACACCGACGTCGGAGTTCCGCATTCACGCGCCAACCTCCGTCCTCCCATCATCAACAGTTCATGAACAAACCATGAACAAACCATGAACAGAGCCCAACCATCTCCACCCCCCACCGCCTCACGCACCGGGGTTGGAGTACCGCATTTATGCGGCTCAGGAAACTATCCTCCCACCACAATCTCCTCACCCCATCGTCCCCACCACACCCATCTCCCCTCAACCATCCCGCTTGCGAGAGCCTCACCCAGTCGCCACCCCAGCAACACCGAAGCCGAGGGCCAAAGGCCCGGAGTCATACCAGCCCTGGGCAACGCCCAGGGTTGGGGCTCAGATAAAGATGCCGAGGGCTGAAGGTCCGGCCTCATTCAGGCAAGCTTATTCTCCCACCCAACGTCTTCCTGACCCGTCCCGCATGCGGGACGGAACTCCAACCCCGGCACCACACAGCCAAAGAGTTCAACACCACCTCACCCTGCTCAAGCCTCCATCATCAAAAAAACCCGAACAGCGCGAGATCACACCCAAAATCCCTCACCACCCACGCACCGACGTTGGAGTTCCGCATTCATGCGGTCACCCCTCTACCTTCCCATCGTCCCCGCCACACCCACCTCCCCTAACCCAGCAACGCGTCTCAACCAGGTGCCGCCCAGAGCGGCACCGTCTCAACCAGCGTAGCGTCTCAACCAGCGTAGCGTCTCAACCAGCGCAGCGTCTCAACCGCCGTAGGCGCGTTTCATCTGCCCATTCACCCATGCCACCACCTCCCGATGCCGCCCGTGTGCGGGATCATAGTACGCCTTGTAGTCCGGGTGATCCGGATTCGTCATCACATCCCGCGCCGCGGTTTCAGGGGATAACTTGTTCTGCACCTGCGTCGGCGAGATCAGCCGGTCCTCGCTGATCAGATCCGCCAGGCGCGCCATCGCCTTGATCGAGTCCGCCCGGTAGAACACCGGATGATCATCCGGCAGCCCCAGCGTCATCGCCGCTCGCCGCGCATCCACCATGCGCTTGTCATAGTCCCCGCCAAAGATCCGGCGCAACTCCGACTGCTCCTGCTCAAACAGGCGCTGCCCCTCCACCTCCACATTCTGCATGCGGCCCACCGTCTCCTGCAGATGCCAGGCAGAGAGCCCCTCCACCTGCGCCTTCGTCAGGCCCAGCTTGTGCGCCGCCCCCGCAAAGGCATCCGCGAACTCCGGATTCCACTCCGTGCCCGGCGGCAGATTCTCCGGCTGCTTCAGCCCATATTCCTCCGGCTTGCCTGGCACCCCCAGCGCCTTGTGAAACTCCGAGATCTCCTCCGGCTTCGCCTCCTTCCCCGGCAGGCGGATCATGCCCTCCGTGCGCGTCATTGCCGCCCGCTTGTTCTCCATGAACGCCTCCGCCAGCTTGTCGAAAGATCGATAGTTCGCCAGCGTCGCCCGCGACGCATCAAACTGCGCCGGCAATCGGTCCTGCCACCCCTCCACAAACTCCCCCCGCTCATTCGCCAGCGCCCGAAAATCAAACCCACCACCAGCCTCAGCCGCAGCCGCAGTCCCCACACCACCACCAGCCCCACCCTCGCCACCCGCCACATCCGTCACCTCTTCCATCAGCATCATCGTCATCATCATGAGTTATAAGTTAAACGTTAAGAGTTAAGTGTTATGCGCTAAAGCCAATCCCGATAAAACCACAGAGTCACAGAGAACACAGAGGAACGCCCTTTAGACAGAATTAACAAAATTAACAGAATTGGATTGAGCTTCTAATGACAGACGCGACCGGAACTCAGATCCCAAATCCTGCTTCTTCAGAACCATTAGTGTTTCAGAAACCCTAATTCCGTTAATTCTGTCTAAACCTTCCCCATCAGTGTTCCATCAGTGCCCATAAGTGGTTCCTGTCCCCATCCTGTTAATCTTTTAAAAATCCTGTTAATCCTGTCTTAAAAAACGTCTCCCCGCGTACCGCTTCACAAACTCCTCCGGCCGATACTCCTTGAACCACGCCACCACCGCCACCGTCTTGTCCCCATAGCGCGGATCCTCCACCGGACACGGCGGAATCCCAGTCTCCGCCTCTGTCTCTGTCTCTGTCGCGACTACCACCTCCACCTCATCCGCCACCTTCCCCCTCTTCTTCCGCCCCCCAGAAACTCCCTCTTCAACTCGATTCGTCTTCATAGTTCAGAAAAACTTCAAAATCCAAACCCCACCCCTCATCACTCCATCACTCCATCACTCCGCAGTCCTCATCCCCGCCTCCGCCGACCCAAACCGCCACAGCGCCGCCACCACCTCGCACTGGCCGTGCTCATGCTCCGTCATGCCCTGCCGATGCTGCAGCGGATGCGCCGCGCGACACAACATCGCCAGCACCACCCGCCCCTCCGCAGACCCAAACACCGCCCGCGCCGCCTCCCGGAACCGCCGAGCCTCTTCCGGCTTCCCAAATAGCTTTTCTTCAAAGGTCATTCTGTTCTGCTGTTGTGAGTCGTTAGTCGCTAGAACCTCAGTCGGTCGACAGCGAAGTGAAAAGTAGCGTCAGAAAAAGTGAAAAGTTTAGCTTCGCCCAGCGCCCGGAAGTTTCTCAACCAGGCGAAGCCGTCTCAACCAGCGCAGCGTCTCAACGTGCCGCTTGCGGCACATCTCAACTTCCCCCCTCCCCACTTATCACTTTTCACTCTTAACTTTTCACTTGCCCCATCCCCGCCTGGGCCTCCATAGCCGCTGCCTCCGCCCGTCCCCGGCGCATTTCAGCAACCTCATCCTCCGACGGCATCCACTCCACCGGCACGCCCTCGTTCAGCGCGATGTCGCGCATGGCCACATCCCAGTTCAGGTTGTCTGCCACCGCCGGGTTGAACTGCATCACCGGGCCCATCATGCCCAGCACCCGATTCAGCGCCTGGTTGTTCACCGCCTTCAGCGCCAGCGCCAGGCGGGAGGTGTAGCGCAGCTTCGGGTCCGAGACCGCCCACATGCCCCGCTCATTCTGGTACACCGCCTCCTCCGGCGGCATGGGGAACACACCCTGCCGCATGAGCAGGGAAAACACCCGCCGCAAAATCGGCCCGTACATCTCCGTGGAGAGCAGCGTGAACGTGGGTGAGAACAGCTCCACCTTCTCCTGCGCCCGCTCGCCCACCTCATACGCCGTCATCTGCTTCGTGATCGCCGCCCACATCTGGAACAGCTCCACGTGAAACGCCGACTTGATCGCCTCCTGCCGCGCCTTCACGCGATCCAGCCCCACATCATACCGGCCCTGCGTCAGCCACTCCCGCGGCACCCGGTTGGGATCTTTGAAATAAGTCGTCCCCGTCGCCCGCAGATCCACCTCCCCCTCCATGTCATCCGGCAGCAGCAGCCGGGGAAAGGCCGCCACCTCCGCCAGCACGTCCAGGTTCTTCTGCAGCTCATTGAGCTGGCGCGCCTCCGGCAGCGCCTGCCACGTGGGGCAGATCCCGTACGCCCCCGTGCCCCAGCGCAGATACCGCGAGCCGATCGTCGGCATTTCCTCGTACCCACCCACACGCACGATCGTGCGCGTCTTCACATGGATGTGCACCGAGGCCACCGGCTTGTTCGCCCCGTCCATCTTCGCCGCATCCCGCTCCGCATCCTCCCGCGGGTAGATCACATGCAGGAAGTCATGCCGCTCCCCCTGTTGGGAGGAGCCCGGCTCCAGCAGCACCCGCTGCAGACACTCCGGCAGCTCCTTCACCTCATACACCTGCGCCGCCTCCCGCGCCGTGTACGTCAGCTCGCGGAACACCGTGTCCACCATGCCGTCCGCCCCATTGAGAAACGCATACGTCCCGATGTCATGCGCCTTGAAGTTCAGCGGATGCTTCTGCGTCCCCTCCACATGCAGACAGCACGTGCCAAAGGCCCCGCGATCCAGATACGCCTCATGCAGCTCCGTGTAAAAGTTCGACGTCGCCAGCGCCTCCAGCGCAATCTCCGAGCACTCCGCGTACCAGCGCTTCGCTGCATCGTTCTGGCGCAGCTCCCGCGGCGGATCAAACGCAAACCAAGGCGCCTGCGCCGGCGTCAGCCGCGACATGCACCCGGACGCCAGCGTCATGTTCGCCGAGATCGCCGTCCCATCAAAAACCGACTCAAACCCCGCCAGACTCGGCGCATCCATCCGCCCCTTCACCGTCGATCGGTTCGGTCGCACATAGTCCGCCATCTGCTGCCACAGCCCCAGCCAAGGCCCCCTCTCCGCCTGTGCCGATTGCCATCGCAGCATGATGCGGTCGACGAGAGCTTTGCGGCGGGCGGTGTCATTGGGGCTGTAGGAAGGCATGAGGCAGATCGGAGTGAAAAGTAGTAAGTAAAAAGTAGGGCATCCAAAACCAAACCCAAGTCAGGTTCGATGCGCCAACAGGTTCCAGGTCATCATCTTTCGCATCTTCATAGGCATCCAAGCAAAGTACCAGGCAGCCAACCACCCAGCGCCTCAGTCCCTAAACCAGGGCGTAGCCCGCCTAAACCAGCGTAGCGCCTCAACGTGCCGCTTGCGGCACAACTCAACCGCCCCCCCACTTTTCACTTTTCACTCTCAACTTTTTACTTCATCCAAGCAGCGACCTCACTCCCCCCAGCGGCTTCGTCCCGCCATAGCCGCCCGTCGCACCCGCATACGTCGTGCGCAGCAGACCGTAGCGTTTGCCCGCCGCGCGACGCGCCTCCTGGTCCGCGTCCTCCACATCCGCGCTGCTTTGGGAAGGCGCGGGGGGAATCGCCACCGGCTCCGGAGCAGGCGGGATGTTGATCTCCGGCATCTTCTCAGGCTTCTGGTTCAGCATCTTCTCCATCAGCTCCAGGTTCTTCAGCTCCGCCTTCTTCTGCGTCGCCGTCTGCTTCGGAGCCGACTGGCCTTTGCAAAAGCGGTTCAAGCGCCCATCAGGGCCAATCAGGTCGCGGTCGAAATACGGGCCGCCGAGTGTATCAGGGTGGTCGAGCATAGAATCTTGTTCGTTAATCTCCCGTACCGATAGTAACGCAAGATATTCCCCCGCTCAAACCCTATTTTCGGCAATTCATAAGGGATCAGCCCCGGCATCCGCGTCAGATCCCCCGCCGCCAGGTAGCACAGCCACGCATCGCACCGCTCCCGCGCAAACACCTGCCAGGGATCCGTCACCACCTCATACGGCGCCGACGAATCCACCGCCCGCCCCATCAAAAAAAGCTCCGGCGTATTAAACACATACCCATTGATCAAATGCCCCTCCAGATCCTCCCGAAACGTTCTCGCACAAGGCTCGAGCTTGTAGACCCGAGCCGCAAGTTCTACTGGAGTCAGGCGCAGGTTCACAACCATAGCTTCGTTCACGCAGTGAAAAGTTAAGAGTGAAAAGTCAAAAGTGCCTGAGGCCCCATCAGTCCCATCTTCCCTATTCGTCCTATCCCCTCGCGAGCCACCTCGCCCAGCGCCAGCCTTCTGCCTCCCGCATCGCAGCTCAGGGCCAAGGGCCCGACCTCATACCAGCCCAGGGCAACGCCCTGGGTTACTACCAACAACTCCCACCCTCAGGTGCGAAACCCGGCCTCACCCCCTCCCACACCCCGACTTCCAACGAAACCCACGACGCACCCCCAACCAACCACAGAGTCACAGAGAACACAGAGGAACGCCTTTTAAACAGAGTTGACAGAATTACGGCGGAAAGAAACCACTGATATTCACTCACAAAACACTAACAGTTCTCAAGAAACACAGTTTGCCCCCTATTCGGCCACGGCCACATCTGTCATTCGAAGCCAACCCCAATTCCGTAAATTCTGTCTAAGCCTTCCCCATCAGTGCCAATAAGTGATTTCTCATTCCTCATCGTCAGCGTTCCGTTAGCGTCCGTCAGCGGTTCCCCTTCATTCATTCCTAATTCCTAATTCATCATTTATAATTCGCCGCTCCGCGGCGCGCCCCCCCATACCCCGCCGTCACCTTCACGCCCAGGCCCGTCACCGCACCACCTCCACCACCACCGCGGATCATCCCCGCCGCCCGAGCCTCCGCGAACGTCCGCGCCGCATCCGCCGTGTGCGAGCACAGGTCATGCATCGGCGCATCCCGCAGCACCCCGCTGCTCGTCTGCGGCATCCGCCGATAGCCCTCCAGCCTCCCCACGCCAGAGGGCAGCTTCGCCCCTGTCTCACTGAGCTGCTCCACATCCGTCCGCCGGTGGAACCACGCATGCGGCAGGATCTTGCGCAGCTCATTGATCCCCACCCACACGTCCGGGGTTCGAGGCACCACATGGATCATCTGCGACGGGATGCCTGCCTCGATCAACTGCTGCCGGTACGTCTTCCCGCTCCCCTTGTCCGTGATCACCGCATCATGCGGCAGGTAGTGCCCTGCCACCGGCCCGTGCACCCGCTCCCAAGCGCGGATCACCGCCGCCACGCCCGCCGCGCCCTGGCCTTCCCCCGCCGCCCAGTCCAGCCAGTTCACATCCTTCCCCGCCGGCTGCACCAGCCAGCCCGCCGTATTGTCGCTGCTGCCCAGGTCCCAGAAGGTGTACAGCGGCAGCCCCACCTCCGGCGCGAACTCCCGCACCCGCCCCGCCGCCCGCAGGCGCGTCATCTCCGTGTAGATCTGGCCAGAGACCACATGGCGGTCGCACTCCTCCACCACCGTGGGGAACTGCTGGAACATGTCCTCCCCCTGCTCGCGACGTTTTACCTCGTACCAAGCCTGCCGCTCCGGCAGCACCTCAATACCGTGAGTCTCCCTTAGCTCCGCGAAGTACCGCACCGTCTCCGCCCGCAGCGGCACCCGCCCCGGCAGCGCATAGCTCGGGTGGTTCACCCAGGAGAAGAAGTGCAGCCGCCAGTCCAGCGCCGTCAGATCCTGCCCCACCGACTCCAGCGCCAGCTTGAAGAGCGCGTAACACTCGCCAAACCGCCCGCCCTCCATCGTCGTCTCGATGTCGATGATCCCCGTCGCCGGCACCGCATTGATCGATCCCCTCTTGATCTCCGCCGCCTTCGCCGGCTTCTGCGCCGCGATCGGCCCGTACTCAGACACATGCAGCCGCTGCGGCGTCCCGCCGGTAAAGCTCACATCCGCACTCTGGCTGCTCCCGTTCGCCCACTCCAGGCACCCGCCGTTGTCCTTCACCAGCGGATTCTCCTCCTGGATCCAGCGCCACAGCTCCGCCAGCGCCGGGTCCGGATGCCGCGGCCCCGACTCCCACGCCATGCGGGCAATGTGCAGCTTGTCTTTCGCATCCGCCTCCTTCTTGTCGATGTGCGCGCACAGCGTGTTCGGCGTGAAGATGCACGTGTCCAGGTAGTCCAGCACGATGAAGGTAGACATCCCCAACTTGCGCGCCTTCGGCACGAAGTTCCGCGTATGCCGTGCCAGCATGAACTGCGCCTGCTCCGGCCGCAGCTCAAACGGCACCATCACCGCCCCGTCCTCCGGCAGGATCTGGTACAGATGCCGCAGGCGCCAGGACTTCGAGGAGACGCACTCCTCGAACTCCCGAAGCTCCTCCGCCGTCCACTCCCCAGTCCCGTTCACGTTGGCGTTCATGTTCGCACTCATCACATCCCTCACGGCATCAACAGCGACCCAGACCCACGCTGTTTCTTCTTCTCCGGCCCCACACCACTCGATCGCGACGGTGCCGGACCACCCAGCAACGCCGTCCGCCGCTCCGCCGGCACCGTCTGCGCCGGGGCCGCAGGTTGTGGATTCCCCGCCGACCTTCGCTTCTTCGCCCGCTCCGCCTCCCCCGCCGCGATGATCGCATCCCGAAACGCCTGCCCATTGTCCGCCTTCTGCATGTATCGATCGTGTTGTTTCATCGTAATTTCCCTTTCAAATCCAGAATTCAAGCACTTGAAAACCACAGAGGGGGACTTCTGAAACCACTGATGTTCACTAACGAAACACCAATGGTTCTGAAAAACACGGCCCGCCTCCCTATTCGGCCCCAGCCACGTCCTTCATTCAAAGCCAAACCCTAATTCCGTAAATTCTGTTAATTCTGTCTAAACCTTCCCCATCAGTGTTCCATGAGTGCCAATGAGTGGTTTCCCATCCCTCTCAACATCTCATTGTCAGCGTCCCGTGAGCGTCTGTCAGCGGTTCCCCTGCATTCATTCCTACTTCATCATTCCTAATTCCTAATTTTTACGCCTCATCACTCCCGCCAGCACCCCGCGCGGCCCCGTCATCTGCACATCGTGTTTCTCCGGCTCATCCCAGCCCAGCATCTTCGCCAGGCGCTCCATGACCCCGCGTTTGTCGGGAAAGATCGCATAGGGCCCGTCCTTCCCCATCTTCAGCTCACACAGCGGGTGCTCCAGATGCGCCGCACTCGGCGGCGCCTTCAGGATCTCGATGCACATCGCCACCGCCTCCTCCCGGCTCATCCCCGCCCGTGCCGAGGTGATTTCCTGCAACTCCCTCACCCGCGCCCGCACCTCCTCCGTCCCATGCAGCCGCCAGGCATTGGCCCCGCCCCCACGGTACCCCGCCCGCTTATAGGCCTCCACCGCCGTCAGTCCCGACGCAAGCCCCTGCGCAAACGCTTCATGACGTGGATTCTCCAGTACGGGCATGGCCAACACAGATTAGCGCACCTTTGAGACATAGCAAGGACCTTGTTCATCTCCGGCGGCGGGGCGTCATTATTTCTCTGCCCCGTCCATTCCCCCTCCTCATCTCACATCACGCCCCAGATCGCACTCGTAGCTGCATTGGTCGCAATGCGGAATCGTCCAAACCACCCATCACCCTCACCTCTCCACCTCTCCACCTCTCCACCTCTCCACCTCTTACCGCCCAACGCAGGGCGTTATTTCTTCTCGGGAGCTGGGGGTGCTTGGGCAGATTCCAACGCTGGCGCTTTTGGCACTTCGACTGGAGCAGCCATGACGGTGGAGACGGGTATTCGCTTGGGTTCTATTGCGGGAACGGCTCCAGTGAGCCTCGCTGCAAACAGACTGTCGAACTCCACTTTATCAGTGCTATTGGGCGAGATCTTCCTGGATTCCCGCTCGACCACGCCAGTGTCTCCGACTTCAAAAAAGGTCAGCGTCCCCTGGCTGGCCCCCGAAGGGAAAAAGGTGTAAAACCCGTACTTACCTGAATCTTGCTTCCATGCAGAAGGAGTGAGGACCTTCTCAGGGAAAGTGACATCCCCTAGCAGACGCAGGCCGCCACCAGCCTTTCCTTTGTAGATGGACCAGAGGTATCCGAGTTTGCCATCACGAAGGCTGGACTTCGTGAAAAGGACCTCCGGCGCGCCATCTCCGGTCACATCCGTTTCGAAGCGGAGGATTTCATCCTGCGCCACCTCAACGTACACGGGGAGCCTTGTGGAATGCGCAAGGTAGTCACGGTACTCGTTCGCTTCTTGAGCGACGAGAAGACCCGAGAGCCCTGTTCCAACGAGTAGAAGCGTGAGACGGAAAATTGGTTTCATGACAATCTTACTTCGGATCGGCACCCATCGCCTTGTACGGGATGCGCCCTTCAAGCCCCCGCCACCAGCTGCGAAACGCGTCAATATCCTCTGTCGTGCAGTACGCTTTGTTCTTCGGCACCGGAGCTCCTTCCACCGTCTTGCTGAGAAAGAACATGACGTGATGACTGTAACTCTGCCAGGGAACTCCATTCTCCGTGAGCCCACCGGTGAAGTAAACTTCCTTCGGGGCAAAAAGCAGGGATACCAGCGCTTCTGACGCCTGCGGGTTCTGCATCATGGCCAGCTCCCGGATCGCGCGCGTCTGCCCTGCGATCTGCGCCTCCGTCAACTCCGACGCCCCATCGACAGGGACCAACAGATCCTTCTTCAGCTCTGCGATCCGCTCCCTGTCGCTCACCCCCGCCCCATCGACAAGCCCGGCCCCTCCCCTTGGGAGACTCACCTCGGCACGCCCCCTTCCGGACTGATCACGCGCTCCATTGGCCAGCCACCACCATGCACCAGCCACCAGCAGAGCCACACCGGCACCAATGAAGAGTTTCGCTTTCATCACCGGCTCTCCTGACCCTCCTCCACTCGATGCCGTTCGGCATCCTTGTTACCCGGCACCACTGGCGCCGACTGGGAGGGCTGTATCAGCTGTTGATGCGCAGGCAGGCCCTTCACCGCCGCGTCCACCTGGGCTCGACTTCGCCTGGCCGCATCGATGGAGACCAGGTCATAGCCCTCTTGCTGCAGTTCATCCAGCTTCATCTCCCGCACCGGATGCTCCACCAGACTGCGGTGAGCATGGCCTTCATCCGGGCCCCGGAAGTACTTGTCATAGATGACCCGATCCCCCGCTTTCTCAAAGTCCAACGGCGGAAGCTGCCGCACCACCATCGCATCTCCAGACCTAAGATACGCCTCCAGATCACCTCCCCCTTTGCCGGGGTGATAGGCCAGCAGGCAGTGAGCCTTCACCTCCTCCACATAACCCACAAAGAACCTATCCGCCCGGAACACCACCCCCTGCTCAGGCCCCTTCAGCTTCCTGTGTCCGCCCCCGTCCAATGCATACACCTCCCAGGTGCTCCCATAGCGTCCTCCCACTCCGTTGAACGTCACCAGACGCTCCAGCCTCCCATCACCGTCCACATCCAGCGTCACCGTCGAGAGCGACTTGAACGCATGCCAGAACAGTGCGCGATCCGGCGTCACCACGCGCAGATAGTCCGCGATCACCGCATCCCGTCCCGCCACCAGACCACGCGGTCCACAGACACAGAGCATCAAGCCCCACCACGTCTTCACTCGAAAACGGATCTTCATCAGGTGACCTTTCTTCCCCAATCTCTTGAGACAACCATTTCTCCATCAATCTGCCAAGCACCAAGTGCTGGTCACCAGGCACCTCTTACTTACGCTCCGACGCACTTGCCTGCGCCGCCCCATACAGGAACACTCCATACAGCGCCCCAAACGGCATCGAGAAAAGGCAGATGACCCCGGTGAACTTCATCGAGTAGCGCAGAGATGACGGCCACCAGCTCAGCAGGTCCAGCGCAACAAAGTAGGAGCAGGCAGACAGCGCCATCACGAACACCCCCATCAAACACGCCATCCCAAAGTTCGCAGCCAGCCAGCCAATCACCGACCTTGGCAACGCCAGGACCATCGCCAGTCCCACCATCAACGAAACCACATTCGGCAGGAGCACCGTCCACCAGGAATACGCCTCCGAATCCGCCAGCACCAAGCCGGCTGACGCCACCTCGAAAGGGGCGACAAGGAGCAGGAAAGACTTGATTGCGGAAGCGCGGAACGCCCCGCGGTCAATGCCCGGCGAATTCATCGGCAGCGAACCAATCACGAGATCAGCCATAGAGTTAGATCAAGATAATCCCCGGCATACCCCTGTCCAGAATGAAATCACCTCCCACGGCCCCACATGGTGAGTCCTGCGAGGACGTACTGCCCACCGCCGCACCGGGCCTGAAAGGCCCACAGACCCCAGCCCTGGCACGGAGGCCGCGAAGCGGACAGAGGGCCTGGGTCCCCCACCCACACAAGTTGGCACCCTGAAAGCGGCGCGAGAGTCGCCCAGCCAGGCCCTCAGCCTTCAACCAGATCCCATCAGCAACGCCCCTCCCCATCCTGCCAACCTTTCTAAACCGCGATACTTCCTCGAACCCACCACTCCACCACTCCACCACTCCACCACTCCACCACTCCACCACTCCACCACTCCACCACTCCATCACTCCATCACTCCATCACTCCATCACTCCATCACTCCATCACTCCATCACTCCATCACTCCATCACTCCATCACTCCATCACTCCATCACTCCATCACTCCATCACTCCATCACCCTCACAACCGCCGCCGTCAATCATCAAACGGCCCACCGCGTCCCCGCACACTTCCCGCCGCACCGCCCAATCATTCCTCGAACCTCAGCCCCTCCGCCATCCCCCCACCAGCTTCCCAGGCGCTAGATGAGGCACTGCATTCGTGCTCGCGGCCGCCTCAACCCGCCGCTCGCCCCCCTCCCCGATGCCGGAGGCATCACAGCCATTAGCCGGACGGTTGAAGGAGCGCAGCGACTGATACCTCCGGTCACCTAAAAGAAATCCCCCGACCCCGGAGGGCGTCGCGGCAACGTTCACTTCACCCAACACAACCGCCACCCTGCACACGCCCCGCACCCAAAAGCCGGGACAGCTCTTCCACCTTGCCTACCGCACCGTCACCTCATTCCTCGAACCCCATCTTCTCCGTCATCCCACCACCCCTCATCCCCGGCAAGATGCCGGGCACAGCTACACGCAAGATGCGTGCGCCCCTCAAAATCCCCGTCCCGCCCTTCCGTCCCGGATGAGACGGCGGAACCCCGATCACCACCCTCACCCGCACCCCCTCTCTCCGGCATAGCGTCGGGTTCTCGGCATCCACCTCCATGATCACGCCCCCGTCGATTTCCGCCTCCGCAAGGCAGGCACCGATGCCAGCATGTACTGATCAATCGCCGCATTCAGTTCCGGCAGCACAGACCGGTAACGTCGGTTCAAAACTCTGATCTCCTCATCAAATCGTTCCGTCTCATCATCCAGCCCCTCCTCGACCAGATCCCCCTCCTCCAGATTTCCCCCACCCCGCTTGCACAACGCCGCCTTCAGATCAGACATCATCGCCAGCATCGGGGAGACGCCCAGGATGTTCATTGCCTGCATCGCATTGAGAATGCGGTGGTGCCTGCCACTTGCAATCGGGATATCGATACCGTTGCCGCAGGCGGAAACCAGCTCCTCGATCTCGAACAGGACCTTCTCCTCCACCCAGAGTTCAGGATAGGCGGCACCAAGCAGTTCCGCGAGTACCCTCCGCACCCTCGAAGGCTTTCCATGCTGCAGGAACAGGGCGTCGATGTCATACTGCGGCTCACCAGACGAGACCCCCACCGATCGCAGCGTCTCCAGCACCTGTTGCAGCCCCTTCGCTTCAGCCTTGATCCAGGTTCGGAAATCAGCCGCCGCGCCTGCCTTCAGCAGAGACACCGCCGCCGCCTCCTTGCCCAGGCCCACCGCAGTGTCGAGGAGACTACTCAGGCACTTCTTGTCTGCACGCTCCAGCACCCCTTCAGACACAAAGAAGGCAAAGACCTCCCCCTCCCCCTCGTAGAGCGCGACCTGAAGCGCGGGAACCATCCCATCCAGGCTCGCCAGCGGGCACACCCCTCGGGAAAGAAACATCTGCACCCGGGCGATATCGCCCCCCTTGCAGGCGCTCTGCAGGCCGAAGAACCCAGTGCGTTCACGCAGGTCAGGAATCTCGACGTCCAGTTCACCGAGTGCCCGCTCAAACTCTGTCCTCATGAATGTGGCATAGAATTCGGAAGCCTTGGCCAGTTCGCAGAGCGCCTTGGAGAAGCGTCCCGCCGCCAGCATGGCGGATGCCCACTCACGATAGTCCTTCGCGCTGGCGGAGCGATCGAGGTGCTGCTGGGCCAGATCCAGCGTTTGACTCCACTCGTTCTCGTTAAGGGGCGAATTCATGCCGTCCTTCATAAGCAGCCGACGGGCAAAGTAAAGTCGCCGCCCACAGCCTACCGGCCCTCCGTTGGCGCTTGAAGCAACCCCTTCAGAGCCTCAACCAGGAGCTGCCATTGCGTCGGCAGCGGAGCAGCGCCTGACTGAGGAAGAAACATCTTGAACTCTTCGCTCTTCCTCAGCTGTGCTTCCGCCTCGGCCAGACGCAGCTGCAGCGTTGCTTTCGGCAGTTCGGCTCCTTTTACATTTGGGAACCCCGCCAGCGCCCGGGCAGCAGCCAGCTGAATGCCCGTTCGTTTATCCGCAAGCGCCGCGACAAGGTCCCCCTTCATGTCCAACATCTGCCGCTTGCTGGCTTCCGTAGCCGCCAGCTCGAATGAGCTCGTGTCAGGTCGCATCGAGATGGTCTCCTGGAGCAACCGGATCGCTTCGGGCGTCGTCAATCCCTTGGCTGCGACCAGGCGCACCGCATACCCCTTCCCCAGGGGAGCGGCCAGCACCTTCGGAAGCGCCAGTTCATGAAACTTCGTTGGCGGAACGGCCAACAGCAGACAGGCAGCGACCTCCTGAAAGAGCGCCTCCTTGTCGTCCAGCAGGATCAGGGCCGACTGGGCGATAGCCTCATAATCCCTGGCCTCCATAGGCGCGGATCCATTGAAACTCGCCAGGTTTTTCATCAACTCCGCCCCGACACCCGCCCGCTGTTTGAACGGCCTAGCAGGATTGACCAAAACCGCCAGGGCATCATCAAGAGGGTGCCCAAAGCCCGCGGTGCATAGCATCATGGTCATGGCAAAGTAGAGGGCATATTGGCGAAGCCGCCCAAAAGCCAACCCGCGAGTCACCGCGCTCTCCGCCACGTCTTCCATCGAGGCCCCTCTTCTCACCCTGGCCAATAGCAAGGGGACATCAACACCACCCGGAAGTTTCGTCTTACACATGCACGTTGGGATTGTTTTTCCATGTTTACCAATATTCGCCCACTCCACGCAAGCTCAAGAAGACCTGAAGAACTCCACGCCGCCCAAAGGCAGGCATGCGGCAAACTTCAAACTTCAAACTTCAACGCCCAACACTGCCCACTGCCCACTGCCCAGACTACTTCGCGATCCACGGCAGCTGCACCACCCCATCACCCGGCGGCATCGCCACACGCGTCTTCCCTTTCAGACGCAAGTCCATGGGATCAAGGGCAAACATCTCCGTGACACTCCCCGTCCACACCATCATCTCCACACTCCCGTCCGCCTTCCATTTTGGGTAGGCCACTGCATGGCCCAGTAGCACGAGCGACTTCAGGTGGGAAAACGGCACCACCGGCTTCTCCCCTTCCTTCTGCTCGTACACCTTGATCACCTCCGCCAGGTCGATCCCATAGACCGTGTCCCGGAACCCCGGCGTGATCTTCTCCTGCAGCCTGCCGATAGGCCGATGCTTGACCGCGATCCACCTCTCTCCTTTCGGGGCCCTTACCAGCGCCTCAAACGTCGTGTTTAAGATCAGCCGCTTTTTCGCCGCATCCACCACCGCCAGCCGTTCCTCCCGCTCAAACACCAGATAGCGCCCCTCCACCCATCTCGGCAGCACATCCCCCAGCCAGCTCAGACCACCGTACTCACGCGTCACCGGCGATTCGATCAGCGGAGAATCCACCACCGTCGCGGCCACCTCCCCTTTCGCAGCAGCCATCAGCACATCCGTGCCCGCGATTCTGTCCGAGTGCAGCTCCACGCTGAAGGCTTGATCCCCCGTCGTCCAACGCTCCCCACCCCACGCCGACGTGGTCAGCACACTTGCACCACAGATCCACGCAACCAGAAGCCCAGGCACAGAGAGAATCTTCATAGACATACTGCATCACTACATTGAGGAGGCATCGACACCAGTTTGTCGAAACCGTTGGAAAAAACCCGCCTACCACTCACCGACGCACCGCTTACCGCCCCCTCAACCAGCGCAGCCGCCTCCCCGAACCCGGAGGGTTCACCATGAATAGCCAGTGGTCGACCGAGCCCAGCGAGGGCTACCACTGGATAGCCCCCGCCTGCCAATCTACCGCGGAGCGGTAGGCCCATCGCAAGGCACACCCCTGACACCGTTCCCGCCCCACGCCCACGCAGACCTTCACCGCCATGGACCTTCCGCTTCGCGGCGCATGCCCAACCCCCACCGTCGAGCCTGGTCAAACCCTCTCGGTTCATGAGTCAACTCCTACCACTCCTACCACTCCTACCACTCCTACCACTCCACCACTCCACCACTCCACCACTCCACCACTCCGCATTCCGCATTCCGCATTCCGCATTCCGCATTCCGCCGATTGCCTCACCCTACTTTGAGGCCTCCAGAAGCGCTTTTAGCACTTCCACAAATTGTTTCTCCTCAGGCATCACCGGAGAGCCTCCCTTCTCCTCCGTCTCTTGTTTCCTTTTCAGATCCTTTTCCGTGTCCGCCAGGAATCGTTCCAGCGCCTCTGTCCGCGGCACCGTTCCTTTGGCAAATCCCGCGAGAGCCACCACGGCCATGTACCGCACCCCAAATCTCGGGTCTACTATCGCCGCAATCAGATCGTCCTTTACCTCCAACATGCCCCGGGCCGCGGCGACTTGGCCAGCCAGTCCAAATGAGATGAAATCCGTTCGCGCCTTGATGCAGTCCTTGAGCACCTGGACAGCCGGTGACGACTTCATCCCCTTGCTCCTAATCAGGCGCACAGCGAAGCTCTTGTTCAAAGCCCCTGCAGTGATCTTTTGGAGAGCGGCCTCATCCACACTGGACGGAGGGATGCACCACAGCAGTTCCACCCCCTTTTCTCTTAGATCCGCGTCCTTGTCGTCGAGCAGCCTCAGGGATGCCCTCGCGATCGCGTCGTGGTCTTTCGTCTCCACTTTGATGGGCCCGCCTGAAGACTCCAGGCCCCGCACGATCCGCCCGGCGGCATCTGCCCTCTCCTTGGGCGTTCTCGCGACATCCTCCAAGATCATGATCGCATCGTCCACCGGACTTCCCAAGCCAGCCGTGCACATCATCACCACCATGGCCACGCAGAGGCTGCGCGCAGCGACCAGGTTAAATGCCACTACCCCAGAGCCCTCACCAACAGAGGAACTCTTTGTTCCCCTGCAACCTAGAGTTGCAAGCGACTCAGTACCATCAAGGAGAGCTGCGCGAGACATAGACGGGAGAGAAGGCTGCATTTTTTCCACATTTACCACCAATCACCCCCTTCAGACAAGCCAAAGAAGTCACCCCCCCAACCAAGCACCAAGCCGCCCACTGCCCACTGCCCGCGCCGCATCTCACCAAAACCCCAGCATTACGAACCAACCACCTTCCTGGACATTTCCTTGAACCCAAGCCAGAACCCCACCGCTGTGACACCCGCCAGCACCAGCGTGAGGATCCCACCCAGATCCTGCCACGACAGCATCCCCGACGGTCCAGCCACCTGCCCCACCGGTCGCTTAAAGTAGTGCACAGCATCCGCCGCCATCACCTGTGTCTGCTCAAATTTGCCCCTCAGGTCCTCATGGTACACCGTCCCGTAGCACATGCCCAGCCCGCGACGCTTCATCCTCTCCATCAGCCACCAGTCCTTGGGATACGTCCAGAAATAGAATCTTTCCACGTTGGAGGTAAATTCCTCCACCTCCTTGTTTCGCCCCTGCATCGCGAAATTCCACGGCACTCGTGCCAGCGACGCCCGCGTCACCTCCAGCCACAGATCCGTCGGGAACACCTCCAGATTGTTGTACTGATCCCCGTCCGCAACCGCGCTCCATATCTCCCGCTCCGGGCTCCACAGCAGCCTTTTCAGCACCGGGATCGCCTCCGGACGGCAGGACATGATGCCCATCATGATCGCAGAGTACGTGCAATCAGAGCGGACCGCCCTCTGCCGGTCCTCCGCACGCGAGGCCTCCAACTCTGTCAGCGCCCGCAGAATCACGCGAAAATTCTCTTCACGCGCCAGGAACGCCGTCGCAACCCGGGGCTTGCTCTCAACTATGGCAGGCCCCAGTTCATTCAACGCAAACCCCAGCGTCTGAATGTCCTTATACGCCTCCCGAAGGTCAGCATCCTGGATCTGCTCATGCGGCAGCAGCGGCGGAACCCAAGGCCCTTCCTGCGCCCACAACGCCCCCGCCCCTGGCCCCACCAGACTCATCAGCACCACCACCAGCCCCCACCGCCACGCGGTCTCCGTGATTCTTGTTCGTTCATTCATGATCAGCACCTCTCAGCATGGCAGCCTCCACCTCACACCCATCCCATCAGATCCTGCACCAAACGTCAACACCCAAGTTTCCCACTCCACCACTCCACCACTCCACCACTCCACCACTCCACCACTCCACCACTCCACCACTCCACCACTCCACCACTCCACCACTCCACCACTCCACCTCTCCACCTCTCCACCTCTCCACCTCTCCACCTCTCCATCTCTCCACCTCTCCATCTCTCCATCTCTCCATCTCTCCGCATTCCAATCTTGTTAATCCTCCAAAAATCTTGTTAATCCTGTCTCAACCAATGTCGCCGCGCGCCCCCATCGCGTCCCAGCTCCTCTGCCTGCTCGCCGTCGCCCTCGTCCTCGGCGCGTCCGCCATCACCTCCCGCGCCGCCGAGCCCATCTCCGCGGCGATGCGCCACGGCCAGAAGCAGCTCCAGCGCATGCTTGACGACCGCCCCGGCATGGCCTTCTACCGGG